CAAGGCCGCTAGACAGGACAGCCGAGCCAACGAAAGCGCGGCCATAAACGATCGGCACCGGCATCCCCTGCTGGCTTGTATTGACGATGCCGCTGAAGCTGAACGACTCCAGCCGGGCTGCCTCTTTGCCGCGCTCCAATCCGCTTATGGAGGGCTGAGGAGAAATCAATTCCGCTACCCCTCCCAAAATCAAGCTGGCACCGATACCGAACAGCGCATTGCTGATAAATGGCACCGTGGCACCTGCAGCAGCCGCACCACCAAACAAACCGCCAGCAGCACCAACACCAGCAAGCGCACCACCGAAACTGATGAATGACAGTGCCACTAGACCAATACCAGCCAAAATCCGTCCCGCACCACCAGCACCAGTCAGCACGGGCGCAATGCTGAACACGTCCCGCTCGGACCAGGGCAGCACAGCCACGCTGGCATCTTCTTGTGTGATGCGTTCCTTGCCGACGGTGACGCGGAAGCCCATTCCGGTCTGCTCAGAGTCGATGAGCCACTTGTCCAGGCCGGGGAAGTTGACACACAGCGCTTTGATCGCCTGCGCGGGCGTGTCCACTTCAAACTCGAACCGGCACTGGCCGAGTCGCTTGCGGAGTGCGCCGTAAACCTTAACGACTTTCATGCCGCAACACCATAGCAGTGCTTTTTACATAGTAACCGCCATAAACGTCGCGGCTAGAGAGCCTGCCTTGAACGTGATGCAGAATCTGCTGATCGCCCAGGTAGATCGCCGCGTGGTTGGGCAGTCCTGAAAACAGTTGCATCAGGATCGCATCGCCGTACTGCAGCTCTTCAAACGGCACCTGTCTGAAACCCTGCGAGCGGTAGCTGTCGAGGTACAGGTTCTCACCCCGTTCCCAGAACCGATCACGCCGGTCGAAGTCCGCCAGCATCACGCCCCACTCGCGCTGATACCAGTCCCGCACCAGCGAGTAGCAATCGACCACGCCAAACACGAACTCACGGCCGACATATGGCAGCTCAAACGCGGCAGGTTCGCAGCTGCCCCATGCTTCGGTCTTGGGGTTAACGATCACCCACTGCAGGCCGCTGTTGTTACAGCCGATCTGATCCGCTGCTGATGGGACTGGCTGCGTCACCGGGTGACTATGAACCACGGCCACGACCTCACCCAGATCCTCGGCTGCTGCGTAGTCCGCCGGGTCAAGGATGAAATGCTCGTCTGGTGTGGCGGCGATGTTGCGGCAGGGGTAGTACCGGCGCCGGCCTTTGACCACATGGATCAGGCCGCAGCACTCGCGGGGATCCTCGGCCTGCGCGTGCGCCAGAATGTCAGCCTTGAGCGTGTCGGTCAGCTTCATCACTGGGTCAGGCCCGCACCTGGGAAGGAGCCGAACGGCAACTCGGCCGTTGCACCGAAGCGCAGCTTGCAGCTCTCGACCCGCTTGCCGCAGACGTCAGCCGCCAGCGTGCCAACAACCTGATCGTTGACGTTCCAGTAGTTGCTGCCGGTGTAACCGCACTCAGCGCCGCGATACTTCCATTGGCAGACATTGGCGATGATCTGCCGTTGGGGCAGCATGACGCCTGCTAGGTCAAACTTGCTGGCCAGCTCGAACTCGACCAGATCGCGGTTCTCATTCGACTTGCGATCGACATACCAGATCTCCGTCGGGAAGCGAGCGTTAGGGTCGGCCGCCGCCTCGCCGTCGAGGAACTTCTTCAGCGTGCGGATCCGCCGCACCGTGGCGCCGCCCAGGTCGTTGCCGGGTGTGGTTGCGTTGACCAGCAGCAGCAGCGTAGTCATGTCGCTGAACAGGTTGCTGATCCGCAGCGTCGGGCGCGGCAGGCTGCCAGAGCTGGTGTAGTCAAAGCCCGTCGCCTCAACCGGAAGCCTGACGTAGGTGTTGCTGGCAAAGACGATGTTGCCCGTGACGGCTGCGTTCACGCCGTTGTGCCAGTAGTAGGTCGTACTGGCGCCATGCAGCGTGGTGTCAAGCTGCAGCTCGAACAGCTCGATGATCGCGTTCGGACCCAGGACCGCCAGCTCTTCGTAGACGCTGCTGATCGCTGCCCATGTGACGCCGCCATCAACGATCGTGCTGCCGATGTCTGTCGGCCATGCCGGTTGCGTGCTGGCGCTGGTGCCGGCCACAGTGCAGCGGAACACCAGCCCGCTGGCCTGCGTGGTCGTAGCGCGGACAATGGCGCCAACCGCATAGCTCGTGCTGGCTTGCCAGGCTGCGTAGGCCATTACGGTTCAAACACTTGGCGGAAGGTGGCGTTAATTATCGCCCTGCCGGTGTAGGGGATGGATTTGCTCCAGCTATCACAGATCCACTTGTAAGCGGTTGCCTCATCTGGCGGGGTCCAGTCAAATGCAGCCGCGTCAGCAGCGCGAGCATCAAGGAAGGTTTCAATCGTGTCCGCATTGGCTTCGGTGATGTTGTTCCAGGTCAAGGACCACTCCTTGGGGTTTTGGTTCAGCCCGTAGGTCAGCCGCTGCTCGTAGCCGTCGCCAAACTGCACCACACGCCGCTTGGGTGCGCTGCGCTTCTCGGCGCCATAGGTTGGGGTGATCGCGGGAAAGGTAGCCATTAGCGGGTAGAGGCAAGCAGGCCGCCGGGACGTTGCATCTTGACGATCTCGGCCTGCACTGCAGCACCGACGATCCTACCGAGCTGATTGGCATTCGGCTCGTTGCCCTCCACGCTGGTGCCGCCTGCATCCACGTTGACCACTACGCTAACGGCACCGCCAAAGCTGCCGGTTCGTGCAATGCCACCGCTACGCCCTGGCATGAACAGCTCAGGACCGCGTTCGCCAACGACATAGGGACTGCCAGCGCGGACGCTTCCACCATTGGCACGGAATCCAAGGCCAATCGTGCTGAATGGTGTCGCCGTGAAGTTGCCAGACAACATCGACGTGCCAAGGGCACTGCCCTTTACGCCTGCATAAGATAAGCCGCCACCGCCACCGCCACCAAGTCCGCCTAAAAATCCGCCAATAGCATTAATTGCCTTTTGTATAACGAAGACCCGCAGCAGTTGGTTGGCAATGTCGATCAGCACGCCAGAGGCAATGCGCCGCAGGCTGGTACCAAAGTCCTCACTGCCTTGAATTAAAGCGTTGAAAGAAGATGTCAGTCCTTCACCAATAGTGCCGGCGATGCCATCAGCTAATGCTTTTTGCTGTTTCTGCTGCTCTGTTAGTTGAACAGTGAAATCAAGCGCTTTGCCGTAGCCTGCCGCCATGTCGGCAATTCGCTCAACGATCGTCGGCAGTGTAACTTTTGCCTCTGCCTCGTTAATCTCTTTCATCGTTCTGGCATATTCCACAATAGCCGCCATGATCTGAGCCCTGCGTTCATTGGGTCCGATCTCTTGCTTTGCAATCTCAAGCAACGCGAGCTGCTTAGTGTAGTAAGCGTCTTGTTGTTTATTTTGTGTTTGCTGCGCAATGCCAAGCCGCAATCGCAGCTCCAGCTCTTGCGCGGTGATGTCTTTGATTTCTTTATCTTGCTTAGCGCGAGTAGCTTTTGAGCCGCCACCGCCACCGCCAGTTGCAGCGGCTAAGGGTGGAGCAGTGAAAAGTTTATTGGTTTGTTGTGCGCCTGTTTGCAGTCTTTTTTGAGCCGCAATGTTGTCGTTGATTTTTTGCAAGATCACTCCTTGCAACTGCACAGCCCTGTTTGCGTTGGGATCATCAGGACCAACGCTTTGCAGCAATCTTTGATATTGCTGCAGCGCTTGCAGGTTTTGTTGGATACCTGTTTTATTGCGTTGAGATCCAACCTGACTGACACCTTTGGCGATATTATCGACTGCTTGCGATGTGGCACCGATATTCAAAAATTGACGGGCGCCAGCGACGTTGCGTGTAAAGCCACCGCCTCTGCCTGCTGCCAATGCAGCATTGATAGCATCAACGACCGCAATTGCTTGATTAAAAATTGCCTTAAGTGCTGGCGTCAGCACTTGGCCGATCCGCCTAGCTATTGCATCAACGCCATCCTGCAACGTTGACAATTTGCCACTCAGAGTATCGCTTTGCGCAATGGCACCATTGGCGTACTTACCGCCGGCACTGGTGAGCCGCTGCAGTGCTACCTCAACAGCTTTAGCGCTGATCTGACCTTTGCTGAGTGCCTTTTGAAACTCCTCGCCGGTCATCCCATACATCTTGCGCAGCTCTTCCTGCAGCGCGATGCCACGCTCTTGGAACTGCAGCAGTTCCTCGCCTTGCAGCCGACCTTTGGCCTGCACCTGACCGTAAGCCGTCACCAAGCCTTGCAGCTCTGCGCCAGTGGCGCCAGATGCGTCAGCCAGTCGGCGGGTCGTTTCTACAACATCACCAGCAGCAACACCGAATGCCTGCAGGCGCTTGGCTGCATCAATTAGCTCAGTGCTGGTGAATGGCGTTACCGCGCCAAGCTGCTGCAGCTCTTGAATGATCTGCTTGGCCTGTTGTACGCTGCCGGTCAGTACCTGCAGACTGCGGGTCTGGCTTTCAATCTCTGCCGTCTTGGCAAAGATAAACTTTGCGGCTTGAATAGCAGCAAATGATCCGGCTAATTTGCCGATCGTGCTTTGCAGCTTGCCAATAGCTGATTCAGTCTGCCCTGACGCCCGATTGACCTGCTGCAGCGCGTTAACCGCCTGCCGCGAGTCAACCCTTAACTCAACGTTGGAGACTGCCATATGGGCATTCTATCGCCGCCGGGCTTTATCCATCGCCTCCTTCTCACGTTCGCCTTTGATTTCGTAGAACGCTGCAAAATGGATAAACTCGGCATCGGTCAGCTCAGTCCGTAACCGGCTGACCGTCATGCCAAGCTCAGTAGCCAGGAAGAACTCAAAAAAGAGCCAACTGTCCTGGCCTAGCCTTTTTTTGCTTCCTCAAGTCCGGCATCATCGCCAAGACCGAACAGGAACAGCTCCAGCTCGTTCAGCACGCGCTCAGGCAGTTCGCGTTGCAGCTTGGCTGCATCGGCCGGTGCAAATGCCTTGGTGCCGTCCTCCAGTTCAGCAATCTGGCACAGCATGTAGGTGCTGATCTCCAGTGCCTCATCAGACCCGGACAGCGTGGTAGCACGCTTACGGTCTGCGCGGGTGATCGGCTTGAAGTAAAGGTCCAGCACCGTATCGCCAGCATCGTTCTTGATGCTGAACTTACGGCGCTGGTTGAGGTCAAATGCACCGGCGAGCAAGTCAACCGGGCGTTGTGCGGCGGGCATCAGATGCTAAGGGTAAGGGTTCCGCTGGAGACAAAGTTGATCGTAACGATCTCAAGCTCGCCAACCGTAGCGGAGTATTCCGAGCTTGTCACCACGATGGTGCCGGTGATCTTTTTGCCGCCGGTCTCATCCAAATACAGCTCAACGGCTGCATCGGCCTCGTCGGTGGCTTGGTTGGCATCTTTGATCAGGTCCAGCTTGTCGCCGGAGCCTGGGGCGTCATACATCACCTCAATAGTGCCTGAGCCGCTGATCAGGCCGCCCACATTGGCGCGGTAAGTGGCGCCTTGGGAGGTCACGTCCAGCGACTCTTTCTCGACGGTCATGCTCCAAGACCGCACTGCAGCGATCTCGGACAAACCGC